GTTTTTAGGACTAATAAAGGATTTTTTTTAATGGCTGAAAAGAATAAAGGCGGAAGACCGCCATTTAAGCCAACAAAAGACGAACGCGGCAACGTGGAAATGATGGCTGGTTTTGGCGTTCCGCATGAACAAATCGCGTCTACTATTCGCGGTGGCATCGATGCCGAGACATTGAAGAAGCACTTCAAACAGGAATTGATCGAAGGCAAGGCTAAAGCCTCTACCCAAGTTGGGCGTTCGCTGTTTCAAAAGGCGATTCAGGGTGATACATCTGCTCAAATCTGGTGGTCTAAAAGCCAAATGAAATGGACAGGCGAACAAAAAATTGATTTAACCAGTTCAGATAAATCCATGACACCGCAAGTCATTGAGCGGGTTATTATTAAGGGCGATAGCTGATGGCTGTTAGTATTGACCGAGACAGCCGAATACTTGGCTTGCTAGAATATCTCAATGAGGCTGCAAGTGGCGTACATCAAAACCCGTGGGAAAATATACGCGACAAGGTTGGCGCGGGTGTCTTTGAGTTAGGCGCGGGTGTCTTTGACGCTCTGGTGACACCTCAAGAGTATGGTGAGCCTATAATAAGCGATACAGGGCAATCTCAAGGTATATTAGACGCAGGTAAAACTTTATTACCAGAACAAGGTTCAAGGCAATCAATGTTCCTGCCGTTCGGTTATGACAAGCAGGGCGACTTTGAGCTTGCTATACCAACAGCAGCGAGGGCTTCACTTGAAGGTCTATTAGGTTTCGCGGGTGAGTTTGATAAGGCATATAACGGTGTTGAGGGTGATATAGAAATCAATACGGAAACAGGCGAGGTTTCACCGTATACCACTGATGAGGCGGGGCTTGTAGCTAACGGTCTTGTTGAGATATTAACGGGTGGTATGCTTTCGCCAAAACCTGCGGGCAATGCCTTGTTAGGTATGGGTGGTGGCTCGAAAGCTGTTTCGGGTTTGAAAAATAATACGTACAGAGGCTATCACGGAACAAATAAAGATTTTAACACTTTTGATAATGATAAGGCAGCCCAAGGTATCCACTGGTTTTCTGATAATAAAAAGTCTATCGAGGCGGGTGAGGTTGGTGCGAGTGGTAAGGGTATTATTAAGGAGGCTGATTTAATACTTGAGAACCCTGCTAATTGGGAACAGTACGACAAATACGGTATTGATGAGCTTATACAGCAAGGGCATGATGGATTAAGGTTGGTGGATAAAGATGGGTCAACTACTTATGCGTCTTTTTTCCCTGATAAGATAAATATACTAAACGCAGGTGGCAAGGGCATAGGCATACTCAATGCAGGTAGTAAGGTTGCTAAAGGATTGTTGGATGATGTGGACGATCTAGGTTTCTATTCACCTACAGAGCGATTGGCGGCTAACCTACAGCCAAAAGGTACAGGGCAACAGTATCTAGGCATACTTTCAAAAGGCGATGGTCAAGGCTCAAGAATACAAGAAGAAATGGCTGATATGGGGCTTGATACTTGGCTGAAAAGCAAGGGCAAGGTGAGCCGTGATGAGGTGCTTGACTATATCAGTGAGAACAGGTTGCGGTATGGGAAGAAGGTTGGAAGGAATCAATGGTCGCAGTCTGATGAGGATATACTTGCTGAATTAGAAGATAGGGCATCAAGAAAAGTAAGGACACCGCCTGATACTGATTTTAATCCTCAATACCAAAAATTTTCCCAAGAGGGCGGCACAAACTACCAAGAGGGATTGTTGACTGTTCCTAATAGTGCTGAGAAATTCAAAGCGGAGCATAAAATAAAAGATGGACTTTGGGATTTTGGCGGAGGGGTTCGAATAAAGAAAACTAAAAACGGCTCTTATGCTTTGCAACATCCAGACCCCCACCCTGACAGGCGCGGTCAATGGGTGAATGGGTCTTCGTATGGCAGTTTAGATCAAGCATTAAAGGAAAATAATAAGTTTGTGCCAGAGTTAGGGTATAAATCCCCCCACTACGATCAAGCCAACATCGGCTTAACAACCCGCACACAGTCCTTCAATACACCAGATGGTAACAGCGTTCATCTTATGGATGAGTTACAGAGTGACTGGCATAAAGAGGGTAAGAAGAAGGGGTATAAAGATGGTGAAGTTCCAGTTGTTGTAGAATCTGATGTGAGGGTTGAATTTGTACCTCCAAAAGTTCCAGATGGACATGATCCCTCTAATTATCCTGGCTATTATGAATATTTCAACACATCCAATGGTAAGTTAATAACAAGAGGCGCAGGAAATCAAACAAAAGAACAGGCTACTAAGGATGCTATGGGATGGCTTGAAGCGCAGTTAGGAGAGGCAGATTTAAAAAAAGTCCCCAACGCACCCGCCAAGCAATCATGGATCAACCAAGGCATCAAAAAAGAAATCAACCAAACTATAGCAGATGGCAAAGATTACTTTGCGTGGACGGGTGGAAAGCAACAGATTGATAGATATGAAGATGCAATGCGTCAAAATGTAGATGAGATTATTTACGAGGTAGGTGATGATGGAAAATACTTTGTAGATGTTAGTAAGAATAATTCACTTGTTTATGAAAATAGCGGTTTAAGTATAGAAGAAGTTGAGAAGATTTTTGGTAAAGATATTGCTAGACAAATAAAAAACAATAATGGTGAAGTTGCTTCAAAACTGAGACCAGACGCTAGAACTTTATCTGGTGATGATTTAGCAATAGGCGGTGAAGGTATGAAGTCCTTTTACGACAAGGACGTAAAAAATCGCACTGAGAAAATTATTAAACGCCTTGATCCTAACGCCAAGGTTGAAGTTATAGAGCTAGATAACGGCAATAAAGTTTGGGGTGTTAAGATTACTGACAAAATGCGCGATAAAGTGAAAAGTGAAGGTATGCCGTTATATTCCATCGCCCCAATCGCAGGTGCAGGATTACTTGGCGCAGGAATGATGCGACAGGAAGAGCAACAGCCACAACAAGGAATATTATATTAATGCCAAGTAAAGACAGCAGACTAAGCCGAGCAGGCGTGTCAGGCTACAACAAGCCCAAGCGCACACCGAACCACCGAACAAAGTCGCACGTTGTGGTGGCTAAGTCAGGCGATCAGATTAAGACCATAAGATTTGGTCAACAAGGCAAGACGGGCGACAAGACGATGACCAAGCGGGCAAAATCATTTAAGGCGCGACACGCCAAGAACATCGCCAAGGGTAAGATGTCTGCGGCATATTGGTCAAATAAAGTGAAATGGTAAAAACAATTATGAGTAATAACAAAACAATGTTATTATCGTAAAAATTGCAACAAGGATATAACAATGCCAAAGGGATTATACGCAAACATTCACGCCAAGCGGAAGCGGATCAAGGCAGGAAGTAAAGAGAAGATGCGCAAGGTTGGGGCAAAGGGCGCACCAACTGCAAAGGCGTTTAAGAAGGCGGCTAAGACTGCAAGGAAAAAGTAAATGGCTATTACAAGCTACGCAGAATTAAAAACGGCTATTGCGGATTTCTTAAACCGCGATGACTTAACCTCTGCCATCCCTAACTTTATTGCGTTAGCGGAGGCAGACTTTAACCGTAAAATTAGACATTGGCGAATGGAGGGCAGATCGTCTGCCACCATCGACACACAATACTCTGGCATCCCTGCTGATTGGTTAGAAACTATTAGGTTCAATATATCAACGGACAGTGGCACTCAACGCCTAGAACTCATCAGTCACGCAGAGATGGCAGAGCGCAGACACCAAAAAGACGACATTGCGGGAACGCCTCAGTTCTACGCCATGTCAGGCGGTCAGTTTGAGGTAGCACCGACACCAGATGAAAGCTACACGGCTGATCTGCTATACTACCAAACTATTGACGCACTGAGCGACAGCAACACAAGCAACTGGATACTGACGTATCACCCAGACGCATACCTATACACCGCACTGGTACACAGCGCACCGTATCTAAATGAAGACCAACGAGCTACAACGTGGGCGGCACTAAGTCAGTCAGCAGTAGACGGAATTAACCAAAGTGACAACGAGGCACGTTTCAGTGGAACGGGTCTCAGAATGAAAATCAGGAGCTATTAAATGTCATTCTCAAACGAATTTGAAACCAGAGCCTTACAGTGGGTTTTCACCACAGGATCGCCAACAAGACCAACTGCGTGGCACTTGGCATTATTTACAAGCAATCCAGATGAAGACGGCAGCGGTACTGAGGTATCAACGTCAGGCACGGCATATGCCCGTGAAGCCGTGACATTCACCGTGTCAGGCAACACCGCAACAAACAGTGGCGCGATTGAATACGCCACCGCGACAGCGTCATTCGGCACTGTCAGTCATGTAGGCGTTTACGATGCAAGTACGGGCGGCAACCTAATTGCCTATGCCGCACTATCATCAAGCAAGGCGATTGACACTGGCGACATTCTACGCATCCCTGCGGGCGATCTTGATATAACCTTGGATTAATCGATGGCGGTTTATCGTGGCGGCTACGGTCTTAGTACTTACGGCAATTACTCTTACGGATTAGACGGCTCTATCTTAGCGGCTGCCGCCACAGTTATTACTGTTGGCGCAGTAGTCGGATCTGCCGTAAGAATACGCGATGCCGCATCAGCCGTAACTGCTACCGCAACCGCATCCGCATCCGCTAATATCGTAAAAGATGTATCGGCTACGGCTAATGCAACCGCAAGTAATAGCTCTGCGGTAATACGAATTAGAGATGCGTCAAGTACCATATCTGCGTCTGCGGCTAATACAGCGTCAGCAGAACGCCTAACGACTGTTTCGGCTACATCCCTACCTAGCGCAT